CACTTCTGTGCTCAAACACTGACCACTTCAAGAAATACTGCGACTACTATGTGAACGCCACCCATAGACAACCAAGAAGACTGGCGAACCCCATTAAAGTGCACGCAGAGCGAGAAGTTGGAGGGGCAGTTAAACACGCAACCCTCATCCCGGAAACTGCCATGACCTTGGTGCCAGCTTTCCGCAGTCAGTCTTTGCTCACAGATTTGGGTCGTCAAGCCATGACTTATGCCGGGTGCCAAGGTCTCACACTGCCCCATCTCACAATCGTGCTAGACAAGGACACCCCACTCTGCTCGGACCAGGTCATGTACACAGCGTTGTCTCGAGCCTCAGAAACCATCACATTCGTTAACACACACTCAGACAACAAAGAATTCCAGGCCAAACTAGACTCGACCCCTTACCTCAAAACTTTGATTTCGGGGGTACGAGAGGACGAACTTACTGGGGGAGACTACAAACCACCAGAACCAATTGTGCGTGAAGGACCCACGAAAACTCACATGCCCGTCGCCAACGACAAAATTCAGCTTGAAGAAAAAATTGAGGCGATGGAAGACAAAGACACGAGAGAGCTTTGGTCAGGTGAAGAGAAAACTAATTTAATGCAAACCCAAGACCCCATTGTGCAACTATTTCCGCATCAGCAAGCCAAAGATGAGGCGTTGTTCAAAATCACCATTAAAGAAAGGGTCAGAACAGCTGACTCTGACTCAAACCGGAGAGCGATGCACGAAACGCTTAATGCCGGGGACTTGCTCTTTGAAGCGTACGCCAAATTCATGAATGTACCGCAGGAAACCCAAGCATTTGACAAGCGCCTCTGGGCTCATTGCAGACAACTGGCCTTAAGGACCTACCTCTCAAAACCCACGTCCAACTTGCAACAGGGAGCACAAAGACAAGATCCTGACTTCCCAGACAACGCCATTGCTTTGTTCAACAAGTCTCAGTGGGTTAAGAAATTAGAAAAGGTTGGGTGCAAATTCAAAGCTGGACAAACAATTTCAGCTTTCAAACAATCTACCGTGCTGCTAACAACTACCATGGCCCTTTATCTGCGTAAGAAAAGGGAAGGCCATCAGCCGGCCAATGTGTTTGTAATGTGCGAGAAGACCCCCGAACAATTCAACTCGTTTGTTCTTACCAGGTGGAATTTTAAAAGACCGAATTACACTTCAGACTACACCCAATATGACCAGTCGCAAGATGCAGCTTTCCTGAACTTTGAGCTGAGGAAAGCTAGGCACTTTGGAATTCCACCTGAAATCGTTGACTTTTATGCCTTTATCAAAACGCATGCCAAAACTTTCCTAGGAAACCTCGCCATAATGAGATTAAGTGGCGAGGGGCCCACTTTTGATGCCAACACAGAGTGCAATATAGCCTACGACGCCCTTAGGTTCCAAGTGGACCCCACAGTGAACGCCTGCTACGCGGGGGACGACT